TCACAACTTGGATAGCGGTTTGGACGATTGAAACAATAAGGTCCCAAATTGTTTGTAAAACCGTAGCTATTACATTCCAAATAACTGTCCAAATTTCTTTCAAGAGATTAAGACCGGTTTGGATAATGGTAATTAAACCTTGAATAGCTATTTCAATACCGTTTTTAATACCTTCCCAAATCGTACTAGCAATTTCTTTGATGGTTTCCCAGGCACCGGACCAGTCGCCATTGATAATCTGCATTACTAGCTTAATAATTCCAAGAATCACGTTTAAAACGGTTTCTATTGCGTTTTTAATAGCGTTCCAAGCCGTTGTTACTATTGGAACTAATGCATTCCAACCGGCCTCAATAATAGGCGTTACTGCATTAACGACGGTTTCAATAACTGCTTTTATAGCGTTCCAGATTGTTTCAGCGGTTTGAAGAATAAGCTGGTGATTTTCATTCCACCAAGAAATAAGGCTTCCAAAAATCTGTTTTACAAAGCCTACTACTTCATTAATGGCGCTTGAAACAGCCTTAGAAACTGCTTGAAATGTAGAATTAACCTTATTCCGGAACTCTTCACTTGTTTTATACAGACCAACTAGACCGGCTACAAAGATACCTATAAGGCCAATTACTACCCAAACAGGGCCACTAATGGCACCAATAGCACTTCCGATTGAACCAAACACGCCGGAAATGGCTGTACCTCCCGCGGTTGCACTTTGGAAACCGGTAATTAGGGCGGAAACACCGCTTGAAACCTTGCTTACAATTCCGACAATTCCACCTACTACCTTAGTAATGGTGCCTATTACCGTAAGGATTGGACCAGCAGAAACTACAATTGCGCCAACCCACTTCTGCCACGGCTTCAGTGGTAAGTTGTCCCAGATAGTACCTAAAACGCGCACAATGTTATTCTTGAATGTGATTATTGTATCTTTTAGGTTTTGCATTAAGCCTTTTATATCAGCATTTTTCTGACCAAGCCCCGCTACCAAGTTTTGGGCGGAAGCTTTCATAGATTCAAAGGACCCTGCCACTGTTTCGCTTGCTTCTTTGGCCGTCGTTCCGGTGATTCCCATTCGTTCTTGTGTAACGTGGATAGCTTGTATAAGCTTGTCGAATGGAATATCCTTCACGTTTTTGGCCGTAGCCTTGAAACTGTCGCCCATTACGCCGGATTCATTAACCAGCCGGGCCATTTCTTCCTGTGTACCACCATAACCAAGTTTCAAGTTATCTAACCATTTATACCCCCGTTTTCACGGTATTTAAAAAGGCTTGCTACTGCAAACCTTAGGGATTAGACTATATCTTCAACTAATTCAAAAATCCAACCTTTCATTCTCCCTTTCTTGAACAAATGATTATATTTTAAATTCGCTTTGTCTGAATTAAAATAAATTGATGCTTCTGTTCTTGAAGGGAAAATGATAGTTTCTTTACCATTCGAAGCTTTCACTTTCTTCTTTCGGTTTTCTTTTCTTTCATGATAACCAAAAGACCAACAATTTTCTGAAACAGAAACCCACCGCAAGTTTTCAACTCGGTTATCTGTTTTGATACCGTTTATATGATCAACTTGCGGTAAGTTTTCGGGGTTAGGAATAAAAGCTTTGGCAACTAGTCTATGAACATACAAAGGAGAAGTTTTTCTACCTAACATTATTTGTTCATATCCTGCTGTTCCGACTCTAGCTTTTAAAATCCTACCCGTTTTAGAATTTTTTACCTTTCCGCTTTCGCTTACCAGGTACCTCGGTCTTTCTTCTATAACTTTCCATTGCATTTATTTTTACCTCTTATGTATATATGTCTATTATATCATGTTATGGTTATAAATACAACTTGTTATGCTAGATTTTTTGTTAGTTGGTGCGCACTTCCAGCAACGTATCAATAGTTGCCGTACTCGGTGACGAACCGATAGTCGTTACACCTTCCTAATACTAGGCTTGGCACGGGATTGCCATATCTTTTTGACTTAGGTTTCCCCCGTTAGCAAGATTTTAAAATCTCACACCCTTGATAAAGGTTCACGCACACTCATTTGCGCAATCACTCACGCAACGGACATTAGTTTGTTTATCGTATAGTTGTCTTTTGCAAAGCCCTGATAAGCGTTCTGAATGTCCTGGATATTCGTCCCGAACTTGTTTGCATTATCCGCCATATCCACGATAGCCATATCAGCATATTTTGAAGCTTGGACGGTATCACCACCAAGCCCCTGTAACAAACTAGCAGAAAAGGAAGTAACTTGCTCCATGTATTTCACGCCGGAAATGCCGGCCCGCTTGTATGCTGTTTCTGAATTTTTGATAACAGTTCCAGCGGAATCTTTAAAGAGTGTTTCAACCCCGCCCAGGGCTTGTTCTAAATTGGCAAAGGATTTAATAACACCACCGACGGCACCGGCTACCGGCAAAGTAAAACCGGCTGTCATTCCAGCGCCTACTTTCATCATGGAATCACCTACAGTATTAATCGAACCGCTCAACTTTTCAAGGCTTGAACCAGTCTGATTTTTCAAACTAACAAGGGAGGCTTGGGCCTCTTTCAAACCGCTTTTAAAGTCGGAAACGTTCGCCTTTAGTATGGCTGTTACGTCAAAATTTGCTCCCATTAATTACCTCCTTTCTATGCCTTATTCATCAACCTATTTCTTTCAGCCATATCCATTTTTCTGTTTGGTCCGGACTGGTTAGGTTGATTTCTATTGAAAATCTTGTCAAATTCTTTTTGATGGTCATAAAAATCATTAAAGTTTTTAAATGCCGGACGGGCGGACTTACCGCGTCCCTTTTGTGCTTTAACCGACTGGTTAAACCATGCCTGGATAGCAGAATTTAACCGCTTGTCTTCTTGCTGGATTGCGTAAGCCATATTATAGATTTCAAATTCTTCTAGCGTTGTCCGCATAGCCTCTTTGAAAGTCATTCCGTGCCGGGCAATTAAAAGCGCCAAAGCCTCATCATAACCAAAATTAGAACTTGATTCTTGCGCTTGCCCTACTCCGCTAGGTTCATGGCCTTTTTGAGTAGGGGTGACGCTTTTAACTCGTTCATGATTTCCTCAATGGTCTGATCATACTTTTCTTCAATGATTAGATCTTCAAGGAATTTTTCAATAGCGTCATTTGATGGTTTTTGGGCTTCCGTAACAGTCGCGGACTTAATCAAGTCAATCAATGCCAAAGGGTCATTCATTGCGCGTCCGGCGTTGAACATAGTCATAGCGCCGTAACCGGTTTTCATTCCTTCCATTTCAACCGAATGAAGCTTATTCATCTCACGTAAAAAGCCAATCCCAAAGCGTAAAGTATAGTCTTTTCCACCAATATTTAAAATCATGTTGTTATTTCTCCTTCAAAAAAATTAAAAAAATAAGGGGCTTAAATAAGCCCCTGAAAAATTAAGCTGGTAACCCTGTACCTTCGCCCTCTTTAGCCAAAGTATGATATTCATACTGTGCCTTATTAATAGCGGATTTTTGGCTTTCTGTGAGTGTATCTGTACTGATAACCCCATTGCCATCAATCGCCATTTCATAGGTCAATTCAACCTTATCATCTGCCGGCGCAGAAATTTCAAAGTTTTTGAAGAATCCTTGGTAATATTCCACGTCATATTTTTCCTTACCTTGATCTTCGCGCTTGCTTGCTAGGTCCACGATCCAAACTTCAATCTTATCAGTATTGCGGAACCATTGGCGCATTTCCTTCCACATATTAACCGTGTCTTTATCTTCACGGTAAGCAAGTGAAGTAAATTCGCCTGAAGTTTCACCATCTGAAACAGAGTTCACAACTCCATCCTTGGTTTTTGTGTTTTCTACTTCTTTTTCAGCGTTCAAAGTTAATTCCGTTTGGAATCTTACTTTTCCGGCGTCTTGTTTCTTTTGGTCCTTAACGCGTCGGAAAAACGCGATATAGTCTTTTCCTTGAATTAATTCAGCCATTAGTTATTTTTTCTCCTTCTTAGTATAGGTATAAAAAACGTCCAGGACCACATGAAGCAAAGGCCGGACGTCTGTATTATCTGGTATGATCTGTTTATTTGTGTTAGTGTGCTGTAAGTGATATTCCCACTTCCCGGAAATATTCTTGACATTCGTTTCTAAATAGGCTGTTATATCGTCCAAAACTCCCCGCTGTGTCCTTTCAGCGTAAATGTGGACCGTTTGGCCTACCTCACCCAAAAGGTCGTTATTTGGGCTTTCTAGGGCGTTATTTTCGCCTATATAGATAAAGGGGTATTGTGTCCCAGCTTCGGGCAAAAAGTCAAAGGTTTGGGCCTTTGCTTCCGCCATCTGATAAATCAATCTGAATAATTCATGGTTTGGCGTCATTTAAAAACCCCCTTCATTACGTTTGTCATATCTTCCTGAAATTGTGGTTGAATTTCCTGGATCATTGGACGCATGAAAGGCGTCCCTGGTTGGTAACGGGTGCCATACTCCTGATAACCGGAATAACCGGCTTCAG